TGCTTTGTAGCTGGGTTTGTATTAGGTGCAATTATATTTTAGTGCCTTGTTATATTATAAGGTTCTAAATCATCATTATTATTGAGTGGCCTGTAAGTAATTTCATAATCTAAAAGAAACAGGCCATTCTCTTTAAAATTTTCTAATATTTGAGCTTTGTGTTGGAAGTTTGGATAAGTATCTATAAACGATACAGAAATGGCTTTACCTAAAGGTTCGTTTTCCTCAGAGGGTGCAAAAAAGAATTGTGCGTCTACAAATATATAATCGTTCATATATTGTTCTTAACATATTCTTAAGATTTGGTAATTACTTTTTTTTAAAAGCTGATACTCCTCGAACTCCAAGAATCGTTGAAAAAGACCCAACTACGAGAGCTTGGTAAAATGTAGGGAGGTTTGAAAATTTATCAAAAAATATATCTATCTTTGCCTGAATATTTGGATCATCACTAAATACTGACCAGGCTAATAAAAGCAAAGGAATCGAAATTAATATGAGGCAGAACTCATCTTTCCAGTCCCCTTGTTGTGCTTGTATAGTAACTTTTTTATGTTCCAACTCACCAGCAACAACTCTTTCTAAATGTTTAACCTCTGCTTCACTTTCTAAAAGTTTTGCACGTTTTCTATTTTTATATACCTCAGCTCCTGTTTTAAGAGCTAATCTTCCTAATGTGAACCACATTTTAACTCCAATGCTAACTCGCAGTAATGTTTAATTTTTTCATATCTTTCTCTATCACTTTCAAATGCCTTTTTTCTCACACAATATTTCAAAATGCAACCATCAATGAAATCTAGCTTGTGGGCCACAATTAGCTCAATAGGGTCAATTTTTGCGTTTTTATAGTGAGAGCCACCTATTTGCTTATCTAGTGCTGAACCCCTCTTAAAAGCTCTTATTTTGCCTTTAATGACCTTTTTATCATCGACCTTGTCTGTCATACTATCTTCTTAATCCATCTACCTTTATTGTTCAATACCATTGGCAAAAGACGAGGTATTCCATCAAGTATTACACCACAACCTACAATAAACCTGGTTTTATGATTTTTTGAATAAGCAAAAGCTAAATTTTTTTGATTAATAAGGCATCCTACATTCATGGCCCAAAATAGCCTGTCAGGGTTGGCCCAATATTTAATAGTGAACGCAGTATGATAATGGCCTTGAACCGCAGACATTCCCATAGTTTGAGATACCTTTAAAACATCCGCAGATCTGCCATGAGTAAAAAAACATTTCTCACCATTAGACATTGTAATAGTAAGGTCATCAACCCATTTCCATTTTTTAGTTCCTAAAAAGTCCCCATAATCTTTTAAAAATTGTCTACTCATACCAAACTTAACTGCACGTCTATAAACTAAACTTGAATGATTAGAGTCAACCTCTATTAATTTTGGAAACATAGACTCAAGTTTTTTAATATGATCTTTAGAAGCATTTAACTCGTGACCTGGACTATATAAATCAGGATCGTGAGTGTGCATAGATATAGCATGAAAGTCTAACAAATCACCAATTGACATAGTAAAGGTTGGTTTAAATTCTTTTTTTATAGCTTGTAAAAATGCAAAACTATCCTGATGGTGGTAAGGAATGTGCATATCTGAAATAACTAATATCCTTTTCATAGAATATCAACTATAACTTGTATGGCTTGTTTTGTCTATTTATTTAAGTAATGCTATGATTAGATGAGTGACAACTGCAATCGTACATCCCCACATAATTTTTTCAATACGAGAGACTCGTTGATCTAAATGAACTAAATGGTTTCCACGAATAGTTTGTATCTCGTGTTTTAAAAGTTTTAGCTCACCTTCAACTCTTATTAATTGCTCTTTATTTTTTTGACTACTTGTTGCCATAATTACTTTTTACGTTTTTTTCTACGAAGGTCAAGGTCATGCTTTCTTGAGCCTCTAAGAAAACTATTAACTCGACCCATAGACCATGCGGCCATAGAAACTCGTCTAGAACCAGCTCCTAAAAAAGCTCCCTGACCTCTTCTATAAACTTTAACAAGAGTAGAATATGAAACACCTTTTTTTGCTTTTGCTTTACGTCTAAGAGATGTTCTGACCGCTGGTGATAAAGGTCTTCTAAATTTTGATGCCATTATGCCCTCGTTCTTCTTCTTAGTAAGTCTCTTGGTATAAAACCACCTGATTTATAAATAGATGATACTCGTTTAATTAATTTAGCTCTAGTCGATCTTTTAGATCCTTTGAGACCTGAAAGATATTTTTTAGGGATTCCTGTCTTTTTATCTTTTGGAACGCTTTTTCTTTTTCTTTTTTTTGACATTTCTTCTTCTCTTTCTCATTGGCCTTTTATCTATCATTTCAGCTAGAGTAGATGTAGTTGTAAATCCGTTCATTTTCCAACCTTAGTCATTGCAATTTTATGGGCCTGACTAAACGTACGTTTTCTTTTTCCACCTGACCCTGACATCAATCTAGTCATTTCACGCATATGCTTTAGAGTATGATGCTTGGCATGACTTCGCATTGTTTTTTGTTGTCTAGGTGTCAAACCCTTAATAATGTTTCTTATAGATTTAACTTTTACCATTATCTTCTACTAGGTTTCATTTTAGACTTTTTTTTCTTTTTCTTTTTCTTCTTCTTCATTCCTCCATAATGATATGGCATTATTTCCTCGCTTTCTTTTTTTTATTTTTCTTCATTTTTTTCATGATAGCTTTTTGTAAAGCCATCGGCAGTTTCTTTTGTTTTTTTGTAAGCATTATGCTATTACCTCTCCATCTTTCCACTTCATGTCTGGAAGGCCATTTTCATATGAACTTCCATCAAAAGTTAACACTTGTTTTCTGTTTGCACCTTTTTCATTGTAACTAACATGCACCCAGCCACTATTTATATCATTTTTATTTTTTGGATTCCAGTACTCTAAAATAAGCTGATCAAAGTCAACGTTTGATTGTATCCAATAAGCAACCTTTATGTTAGGAACACCAAATATTTCAAGATCACAAGCCTGGCCTTTTGCGTGTTGGCTCGTTCTTTTACTGCCTATTGCAAGACAAAGCTCCTCGCTACGATACCCTGATGTGATTGTAATAGCTTTGTCAAACTTGGCTCTTAAAGGTTCTAGTATTTCATAACATAAATTTTCAAGATTTTTTATATCGCCTGATCCTGGCTCATTATCTATGCCTTTTCTTATTGCGGTCATAGACTTTGTAAATTCTTCTAATTTAAAATGTTTTGATAATTGCATTATTATCTAGCTGTACATGGTACATTGTTTGAACCTACTAATGATTGACCAAATGCCATGTAGATGTATGTAGCACCTGAACTGTTTATGGTAGAACCTGATTGTCTTAATTTAAAACCATTAGATAAAAAATCACATCTATCAGTAGAAGTTTCTGTATCAGTTAAATTTGCAGCAAGATTCTCATTTACAGCGTTTGTATCACTTCTTGTTGAATCTAACATTAACCAATTAGCACCACTAGAGCTATCTGTTCTTTTAATCATAAGCCAAG